CGACGGGGTGGTGCAGGGCTTGGGGGTTCTGGTGATGCTCATAGAGTGGGGTAATGGGTTATGCCTTCACGAAGTGCGCGGAACCGGTGATTTTGCCGTACGTCGCGAAGACGTAGCAGCGCTTGCCGTTGATCGGGTTGCTGCAAAGGTAATCGATCCCGTTCTTCATCTTCACGATCGAGACCACCTTGAGCCAGTGGCGCATGTTGGTCTTCGGGTTGATCATGACCTCGACCTGCGTGGCCTTCTTGCCGTAGACCAGGTAATTCGCGATGGTCTGGGCCGAATAGCCGTACTGACGCCACTCGAAGCGCATGCAAGGGACGTATTTGACGATCTCTTTCCAGAGAATCAGCCCGTCCTTGGTGAACATGGGTTTTTGCTTGGCGAAAAAGGCCGGGTCTTTGAAGCCGCCGAACTCGGCGGAGGTCATCGAGGCGCAGGTAAGCGCGCACCCGTAACCGCCGACGGTGATGTTGCTTGCGCCGATCTTATGGTTGATCCAATGGATGTCCCTTTGGCTTAGGAGTTCTTGCATAATGGTGGGAGCTTTCTTTGACGGCCCTTTTCAGGGCCCTCGATGCGTTAAATCTGGGCACGGTCGTATCCAGCACAGTGATCCGCCTTGTCGGGTCGTTCGGATGCCCGGCCGTCCGGCCTCCCCGGCGGCTGACGAAAAAGGTGCCGAGGCCTGGGATGGAGACGCGACGGCCCCGGACCATCTCGCCCCTCACTATCAAAGAAAGGCGCAGCAGAAACGAGTTCGCTACGCCTTTCCTGAGGCCTGTGCCGTCTACGAGCTTACCAAGCAGGTGAGCCCGTAGCATACGGTTAGGCGGCGGCTTCTTCGCCTTGCTGGGTTTCTTCCGCAGCCTGTTCGCCGGATTCGGAACCTTCGGCTTGCTCGCTTCCGCGCGCGGCCAAGGCTTCCTCATGGGCCTTCACCAGAGGGGCAAACAGTTCCTTGTGGGCTTCGTCCTGGACCAGCTCGCCGAGAGCGCCTTGGATCGTGCCGTCACCGTTCTCGATCGTGCGGAGCGTGCCGACGATGCCAGGGTACTGCGAACCGTCTTCGAGCGAGACGCCGACTTTCTCAGCGAAAGCCTCGATCATGTCCACCGTGACAACCGAAGTCGTCTTTTTGTTTTCCATCATAGTAGCGTGCGATAAGGATTAACGTTTTGAGTATAGCACGTTTGACCCTCTACAAAGCTACGGGGTGAGTGTGGATAACTCATTTTACCGCATTGATGATCGTGATAAGGAGTCCGATCGCACCGGCGATCAGGCTCCATGTCTTGAGTCCCATGTTGCCGAGGTTGATGACGGTCTCGCGCTTCGTGGTCGCCTGGGTGCTCTCCCGGAGACGGTCGGTCTCGATCGCCTGCGCCCGCTTCTCGACCGAGTCGATCTTTTCCTGGAGGAGGACGGTGGTCTGCTTGTCGGCTTTGGAATCCATTTGGGTCAGTATCCGCGACATCTTATCGTTCACGTCCCTCCAGGTCCGGTCGGTCGCGTTCTCGAACGACGTGAACTTTATATTGAGCTCTATCAGCAGATCGTGGTCCGTCGGCCGCGTAGAGCCTTCCATAAAGAAAGGCTATTCGTCTATCGCCTTGTGGGTAGCGTGTGCGCCAAGCCACGTCGCGACAAACGTGAGTAAGGTGAGGACGCTGCTTTGAAAGTCCTCCGGGCGGATATCCGGGTTCACGAACGCGAGGACCACAACCGAGAGGGCCGCCATGAGACCGGCGAACGTACGGACCTGGTTTTTCCTCCCCTCGCTGATCGGGATGTAAGAGGAAATCTTTCCCCAGTTCGTCGCGACGTAGGTGAAGGCCGAGCCACCGGCGGCGGTGATCAGCCAATTGACAATGTGCACTGCTGTTTCCATATGGGTGCTAGTAGGCGGCCGTCGTATTGCGAAGGATCGCGCGGACGGATTTAGAATCGGTTTCGGAATAGTGGACCTTGAACTTGAGCGTGACCGTCGTCAGCTTGCCCTTTTGGTACTTGACCGGGGCGGACTGGAGGATGATGCGGTAGCAATCGACGTAGAGGCGCGGGTTGGACGCGGAGCCGATCGTGACGGTCGTATTGTTGAAGTCGAGGCGGGAGGCGTAGACCGTCCCGGCAAGGAGCGCGTCGAGATATGTATCGTCGTTGATGACCAGCTCCACTTCGAGCTCCCCGGAAAGGTTGAGGTTGTTGATGTCCACCGGGGCGACGCTGCCGATCGTGCGGTCGTCCTCGACGGAGCCGTCGAGCGAGAGCTTCGCGTTGCGGACGCTGATCGCGGAGGCCGCTCCAAGCCCTGCTTGGGTCGTAGCGAGCTTGAACGTGCAATCCTGCTGTCTGAACACGTTCTCAGCGGCGTAGGCGATATAGCGGGCTCCCACGGAGATGCTATGGACGCCGGACTGCGAGCCGGACGTGGTGATCTTGGTCCCGGCAAGGGCGTTCGCGCGCGTGGTCGCGAGGCTGAACGTCGAAGAGCTGACGTAGACGGCGTAATAGGTCGTCCCGGCCGTGAGTCCCGTAGGAAGGGCACCCGTGGTCGTAAGCGTGACGGCGTCACCGGTCGCGAGGCCGTGGGCGGACTTGGTAGCCACGCCAGGGGCCGCGATCGTGATGGTGAAGGTGCCGAGGAGCGCAGGGGAGCGCGCCAAGGAGCGGCAAGAGGCGGAGAACTCGGCAAGGCCGTTGTTCTGCACGGAAAGCTCAAGCTTGTTGACCATGACAAGGGCGTGGTCGCGTCCGCCGTTCGGGCTGCTCTTGTGGATGGAAAGCGATTGCTTCTGGTTGGAAGCCTGCATGTCGAAAGTGTGGTCGTACACGCCGGATTCGACCGTGGCGTCGGCGACCGTGCCGAACATGGAAAGGATCGGAAGGCCGATCATCGCGTCGCGGACCGGGCCGCCAAACGCGCCCTCGGCGAACGTGCCAACGACGTGGGAATTGCGGCTGTCTTCCAAAATACCGCTGCGCGATTCGTCTACGGCCATGATGGTCTTATCGACCAAATCGAAATCGACCCACTTGATGCCGAACTGGGGAGCGACGAACGTCCCACGGGTAGCCTCTTTCGCGATGCCGCCCTCCAACAAATCACCAGAGTATTTTGACATAAGGTTTCAATCAGGGATCGAGATAATCCGCTTGTTATTTAGAAGGCTTGCGTTTTCCCACCGGCTTGCGGACCTTCGCCGGTTCCTTTTCTTCCTCTTCCTTTCCGCCGAGGGCTTTGTTCTTCACCTGGTCGGGCCTAATCATCTTGTTTTTGGCATGTGTGATCATACCGCTTGATTATAGCACGGCCGCCTACGTCAGAGAGACCAGCTTGGTGCAGGCGAGCTTGATCACGTCCATGCGGACGTTCTGGCCATTCCACGTCTGGAAGCCCCGCGCGCTCACCAGGGGGCGCATGCGGTTCTCAAGGAGGCCGTTCAGATGCACGTCCCCCATGATGCCCGCCCAGATCGCGTCGATCACCGTGTCGGCCTCGACTTCGGCGTCGCCTTGCGAAAGCTCATGGTGCACCTGGGTGAAGATGCGGATATCGAAAGCGAAATCGGTCTCATCCGTCTGGTTATCCAGGAAATCGGAACGGGAGTCGAGCCGGACCAGCTCGACGGCAGGCCAGGCTTTCGGTTGGACCGCCTGCTTGTTCTGCTCCCCGTTGTAGACCACGCCGACCGTCCCTCCGGTAGCGAGGGCGTCGAGGATCACTTTGATCGCCGCGCGTATTGATGAAAAATACATATCAGGATGATTTGGCGATGACCTTGGCGATTAAGTCGAGGGCTTCACGGAAATAGCCGTTGATGGCGGCCTGCGAACGGTCGGCGATCTTCTCCATGAACTTGTTTGGCGTCTTGATGTGCTCCGTGCCTTCGTGGACATAGATCGCGTAATTCGTACGCGGGCCGACGGCCCCGAACAGGCGGCCGATCGTGATGCCCTGGCCGAAAGACTTGATCAGGTTGCGGGTCCGTTGAGGCACCAGCGGCTGTTCGGCGTTCTTGTGGGCTTCCGCGACGCCCGTCTCGACGGCCTTCTGCATATATTTCTCGGTGATCTGCGGGAACTCCTTCATGCGCGCAAGAGCCTCGTCCAGGCCCTTGATCTCGACGCCGTAATCGGCCATATCAGGCGAAACGTGGGCGCTGGTAGACGCGCAGCCACTCCATATCGCCCTCTGGGATGCGTACCTTCTCCCAGGTGACGGAGGTCTCTTGGGACGATTGGGAGGCCTTTCCTTCGTCTGTGCGCTTGTTGAACGAGGCGAGCGTGATCCGTTCGCAGAGGTCCGTGAGCTCGAAGGGGAGCGTATGCGTGGCCGTAAACTCGTTGGTCCAGTCGATCAGGTAGCCAGCCGAGTAGGTGACGCGCGCCGCGTTGACCCCGGAATATCCCGAGTAAAGCCGGACGCGGCCGAACTCCCCGGCGTCAGCGAGCGCATAGTTATCGACCACCTCGGTGGTCCAGGAAGGCGTGCCAGGCGTGCCGATGTTGTATTGGACCGTGGTAAGCGCCGATACGGGCCAGTTCTTCAAATAAAGCACCTCTTCGCCCCCGTCGAGGTCATAGACCTCGCTGGTGTACGTCGTACGGAAAAAGCGACGCCCGTTGCAAGTACGCTCGATCAGCGCCGTCGCCATCACAATCAACCGCTCAAGGGCGGTGTCGTAGGTCGTCGTACCGGACGGGATACCCGCGCGGTCTTTGACACGGGCCAGCGTTGTGAGGGCGTAGGAGGGGAGTGACATAGGATTGGGCGGCCCGCCTCGAAAGATTCAAGGCGGGGGAGTCCGAGCCTAGACGCTGGCGTCTGGAGCCTGAACCGGGTTCAACGCGCCACGGCTTGAGCCGAGGATCGCGATGGCCGTACATGGCAGCGATTCGTTCGATCCGGCTGCGGAACAGCGGACGAACATGTAGCGCTTGCGGGAGCCGAGGCCGAGGCCCGACACCTGGATTTTCTTGACCGTGTTGTCAGCGGTGATCGCGGCAACCGCGCCGGTGACGGCGGAGCTGGACGAACCGTCTGAGTTGTCAGACTCACGGACTTGGAACGAGTACGTTTCATCAACGAAAGTACCGTTACCAGCGATGATCGCGAAGCAAACGTTATCCCAACCGGCGGTGTCAACCACGGTTTCACCGGAGGTGTCGCCGTTGTTGGTCGTCAGGGTCTGGGGCTGGATGCTCGCAACGATTTTGATTTCTTCGCCAATAGTCTTCATACAACTTGATCGTCGTTAGCCGCTTCCTCCTTGGATTCAGCGGCGGGTTTGTTAGCCTCTTCGGCGTCTTTCGGCGCTTCCGAGTTACCTTCTTGAGTCCCATCCACGGCCTCGACCTCCTCGATCGGCTTTGGGGCCGGGACGAATTGGACGAAGTCGCCCAGGGCCATGGCCTCCTCGGCCGTCAGGTGGACGATCTGATCGCGATCGACACGATCAAGCCGGAGGGCGAACGCGCGCGTGGCGCGGTAGCTTCCGGCTTCCAAGCGCCGAGGCTTTTGCTCGGCAGGCTTGGAAGCGTGCGCTACGTTATTTCGCTTGGACATAGGCTCTAGCTAGCTGGGGTTGCAGCAACGACGAATCCGGCTGGGAGGTGAACAACGACGGCGTGGTCTTCCTTCATGACGAAACCAGTCTGGTCCGCCAAGGCGATTTCCTTGCCGAAGTTACCGGAAGAGTGCTCTTCCATACGCATGCCGCCTTCGGCTTCGCCGAGCGAGGCACACTTGAGGTTTCCGAAGATCGCGAACTTGGTGCTGACGGCGGAAGCCGAGTAGGCAGGCAAGTGGCGAACCGTGTAGACAGGGAAGTCGTTGACGTAACCGGCAGGGCGAGGACCGGCAGGGGACTTCGGATCGTTGCGGAGCAAGGCGCTCATGCCAGCGGCCGTCATGCCACCGATACCCAGGAGGTACTGACCGGAGTCATCCTTTTGCGTGCGGAACTTGGCCCAGTTCGTGCGGTTCGTGTAGAGCGCAGCGCCGTCCAAGAGTTCCTCTTCGAGCAACGCGGCCATGTTGGACACGTCATCGACGATATTGAAGTCCTCGAAACCGGTGTTACCGCTGGAAAGCGTGTAAGCCGTGACGTCCGGGTGGTTCAAGATGCCCAAGAAAGGCGCACCCGTACCAGCGAAGACCTGGAGGTCGATCATGTTGGCGCGAGCTTCACCGGCGAGGGCGAGCAACCAGTCAGCCAACGCGACAGGGGAGAGTTTCAAGAGCTTGTTTCCGACGGCGAAGGCGAGTTGCCAGGTCTTCGAGATCAGGAGGGCTTCTTTGAAAGTGACGGAGGTGAGAGCACCGACCGTGTTGACGCCGAGGTAAGCACCCGTCAAAGCCGAGCCCGTGTAGGCAGGGATGGCGAGGGTTTCCGTCGTCATCGTCCATTTCGTCACGCCAGCGTAAGCGACGCCGACCGAGAACGAGATGCGTTGGATCGCGGAAGCGACTTCGGTTGGGAGCAAGTAGCCACCACGGGAGTCGATGTCAGCGATCAGTTCCTCGTTGGCCTTCGTGCGGAGACCCATGAGGGCCTTCACGCCTTCCGTAAAGCCGATCTTCTGGTCCTTCGTCATGCAAGAGCGGTCGTAGCCCCATTGAGCGCGTTCGACGGCCATCTGCTCGACGATATTGCGCGCGGTCTTGGCCGCGTGTTCACCGACAACCGACTTGAGGTCTTTTTCCAAAACCTCGTTTACGGAAGACTTGATAGCCTCCAGCAACTTGACTTCGTCCATACGTTAGGAAAAAAGTGATTTATTTCGCTTGCATCTGCTTCCGCGCGTGGGCGAGGAAATCAGAGGTCAGCGTGTTCGTTTCCTGCATCACGCGACGGAGCAGAATGAACTCATCGAGTCCGGTCTTGCTCGCGGCGCTGGTGCCGGGCACCGATTTTTCTTCGACCTTTCCGACACCCTTTCCGGCACCCTCTTCGCTATCAATCGAAGCGAGAAGGTCCTTTAAAGCGCCGGTGCCCGACTCCATTGCGTCGATGGCCGTCTCGATTGTACCACGGTTCGCCGCTGAGAGAACACGTCCGGCCTTTGTGACGCGCGCATTGACGAACTTTTGCATGGTTTCCTGCACGCGCAGCATCATCGCGTCATCGTCCATCGCCTCGGGAAGGGCCGCGTCCTTGAGCACGATGAGGGAGGCGCAGAGGTCATCGATCATCGGGGCGAACTGCGATGGGTCCGTGGCGTCTGACATGAAGGCGCAGCAGAACTTGTCGAAAGCGTAAAACGCTGCGTCGATCATCGGCCACTTCTCTTCGCGCTTGCCCTGGTTTCCAGCGTTCACATCGTCGATCAGGCCCTTTTTCTCCTCGGCTGGCGCTTCCACAGGGGCTGATTCGGCCGGTTTTGGCTCCTCGACGGGCGCTGGGACCGGCTCGGCGACCGGAGCAGGGGCTTCGGCTTCCGGCTTCGCTTCCGGGGCTGGCGTCTCATCCTTCACGAATTGCTCGATCTGGTCAGCCTCAGAACCGTCGATGTCCTTGATGGAAAGGCGCTCGACGCGCGCATTCGCGTTGCAAGGCACCCCGACCCAAGAGACCTCCAGGAGCTCGTTTCGGTCCTTATGTGGGATATAGCCTACGGAAACTGTGTTAAGCCAGCCTTTTTCGACCATCTCCTTGTTCACGCGGGCAAGCTCGGTGATCTCATGGAAGACCGGCGTCATTTTCAATTTGCCGTTTTCCACGCGGACGTTCTTCCAGATGCCGGTAAGCGAACGCACGCTGTAATCGTGATCCACGAACATGCGCGGGGAGGCGTTGAAGTTCGTCAGGTCCCATGACGCTTGATCGATCACGTCGCCTGCGCGGTCCTTAGAATCGTCGGAGGCGACAACGATGATGTCCCCGTTCTCCGCTTTCTGCACCAACCCTTTTAAGAATGTTTTCATATGTGAGGTTAAGAAGTGATCAAGCAGCGGAACGAACGGAGGCCTGCGCGCGAACGTAAGGCGTCGCCGGGAAGATGGAGATGTCGTCAAACCAAGCCGTCTGAGCTCCCCCAGCCGTGACGATCTCACAGCTCAGGACCAGGAACGCCGTGCTTGCCTGGGTTGTGAATGCGAGCGTCTTAGCCGCCCAGTCAGCCGTTCCGGTCACGCCTGGCGCAGAATAGGACGTGTTGCGTACACCGGCCCCATCGTGCTCATGGATCGCGATCTTTGCTCCCGTCCCCCCAAAGATGTTCAGCGTCTTAATCCAGTAATCGAGGTTGTATGCGGTATTCGGAAGGACCTGCACCGCGTACTGGCGTAGCTCGCTCACCAACAGGGACGTCCCTGTGCCCGTTCTCGACCCGATACAGGCCCGGCCGCGTCCGGCCGCATCGGTAACATCGACCTTGATGGACGCTGTTCCGCTGTGGAACACCGCCGTATCGAATCCGACGGTCACCGTCCCGGCATCGATCGTCGCGGAAACCCCGAACTCTCCGCGCGTTGTGCTTCCTCCCGACGTCCCATCGACGTATCGGCTGGTTGTTCCAGTCGGGGCCGTGAGGGGAGATGGGTATGCTTCAAAGTCGCCGTTTTTTACCAGGTTCGCATTATAGAGTGGGCGAGGGGCCGGAATATATGGCGCGATCGTGATATTCCTGAATGCGATCGTGCAGTTACCGTTATCGAAGTCCACGCCCCCACCCGCCTGGCAGCGCGCCGATAGGTTCACATATCGAGCCGTCGAGGCCGTCGTAAACGTGAATGTCCGCGTCCTCCAGTCTACGGAAACGTCCGTCGCCCCGGCTCCGCTCGTCGTTACGCCGCGCGCGAGCGAACCGTCATACTCGACTGCCGCCAAGGAGGGGAACACGCCTGCATCGATCTGCGTTGTGAAGTAATCCATCGAGACAATGTAGGTCGTATTCGGCAAGACTTTGTACATGCGCGGCCGATCCGCTTCCGTGAGGGTCGCACCACTGTAGGACGTTTGAAATATGCCAAGGCCGGTGACCGTGCTCCCCGCTTTTTTCATGCCCCCGACCGTGGAGACCTCGATCGCATTCTTTCCAAACACTGATTTGAATCTGGCTGAGATGCTTGTGACCGTCCCAGACAGAGACGTGCTCGCCAGCTTCCAAGCATTCGTGTCGTTCGTCGTCGATCCAGACGCCGTCCCGTCGATAAACCTTTCGTTTACGGTCGTAGCAGCCACGAACGGGGGAGCGATCTCGCAGTCCCCGTTCCTCAAAAGGTTCTCTTCGTAACGGACGCGCGCCTTGAGCGGAACGTTCGATACCCAGGTGATCGAAGTAGCGGCAAGGTTGTTTGAACCTACCCTGTCGATGATGTTTGCGCCGCCACCTTCGTTCATCAGCCAGGCACTTGCCAGACCGGAGGGATAAGTGGCGTTAAAGAAGTCGTCGGCGACTTCCTGTGCCGTCATGGCACCATTCACGAAATAGGCGTCGTTCACCGGGCCCGTGACCTGCTGCGTGCCCGTCCCGTTACGGAGGAGCGTCAGCTTCGAGTATGTTCCGCTCGCCATGGTCGTTCCAAGAGACTGGGTTTTTACGAGGACGCCGTTCGCGTAAAGGCTGGCCGTCGTGCTCGTAATTACCCAAGCGACGCGGACGCGGCGCTGCGGGCCGAACGAGGCAAAATACTGGGCCGCCGTTATCGATATGTTGTTATTGCTGTTGATGCCATCCGAAAAGAAGAAGTAGACCCCTCCTCCACCGTCTCCAAGGCAGAACCGACGTCCCATCACGGGCGCTAGAAGGTCGGCATATGTGGACAGGATCGCCGTGCGCGGCTCGATCCAGGTGACGAACGACAGCGAGTTTGCGCCCGTGTTCAATCCTGTCGGCGTAGTTTTCAGCAGTTCCGAAGACGCGCCATCGGATAGGATGGCTGCGCTATACGGACGAAGGATCACACGAGACATAGGTGTTTAGATAGCTTTCCCGAAAAACTCCGGGGCAATCGTCGGGGCTTGTTCCACTTGTAACCCGCGCTCCAAAGCCTCCCCGTATTTGGTTAAAAACTCCGTAAGATCAGCGGCCGGGTCAGACCATACCTGGATTTTGCGCGCCTCCATGATCGGATTCCCTTTCTTGTCGCGATAGACAATTCCGTCCCTTGAGACAGATTCGACCATTTCTTTCCCGTCCGAATAGTAGGGCTTTACCGACACCTTCTCGGTACGCGTGT